CCAAATGAGCTAGAGCATGCTTTTAAAATGTAATACTTTTAAACTTAAAGATATTTATTTTAGTAGCAAAATTTATCTTGCATAAAACATCGCAACCAAACCGCGGTTTATATCTTTCGTATTGCCATCATCTATTTTCGTGACCTTTGAGATACTCACACTTTTATCGCTATTTATCGTGAAAGTAAGCTCAATAACTCTCTCATTTACTTTTCTAACATTTTCACCAAAATAGATCACTTCAGGCTCTTTTTGCGAGTAGTAGGTGGCATATTTGCTTTGGGCTACGACGTTGTCAAAGACCCATTTTTGTTTGATATCCAAATTTTGAGCGAGCTCATTTTTAAACTCAAGGTCACAGCTAACAGAGGCTAGATAGCCAGCACTTTCTTTCGTCGGATCAAATTTACAGTGCTTGTTTGCGATGGATAGAATAGTCTCTTTGTCTATGTTTTTACCACTTTTTAATATGCTATTTGCGCTATCAAGTGCTAGCTCAAGGCTGTTATCAACTCTTTTTTGCTGAGCAGCTTTTGCATTATTTAGAGCTTTTATGTAGCCGCTATTTTTTCTTTCAAACTCATCTTCAAGCACATTTTTTCCTACCACGCAGCTTACTTTAACCACTTTTTTATCGTCGCTACTGATGTCTTGCCACTGGGTGCTTGTACAGCCTTTAAAGCTATCTATCGCTGAGCCTATTGTTATTGATTTGTTACCTTTTAAAATGTAGTTTTTAACAATGCCTATGTTGCTTTCCTTGCAGCCCACTAATAATAAAAGTGCGCTAAATCCTAGAAATAGAGCCTTTTTCATCATTTTACCTTTTTGTACTCGCGCTCAAGTGCGGCATAAATTTCATCAATCTTACTAACACCATTTGATAAAATTTCACTCATCACTTCGTTATCTTCGCGTCCGTTCCAAATTTTCTTATAGCTGCCCTCTTTGTAGCCGTTGTTTTGGCGGAAGCGATTTAGCACGTTTTTAGCGATGTAGCACTCATAAAGTGAGTATAAATTTACGCCACATTTTAAAGACATTGAGAAATAAATTTTAAAGATATCAAAGATATCATAGTCAAAGCCGCTGCACTCATGTATAAGCATCTCAACGTCGTTCATGATCTCATAAATGCTCTCATCTTCGACCTTTAACGGCTCTTTGCAATAGTCACTAAAGCCGCTTGACTGGCAGATATCATCAGCTAATGTCTCAACATCACCAAGCTGCTTTGCCTTATAAATTTGTAGCGCTAGGCTCATTATAAAGTGCCAGATATCGACAACCTCGATACGTAAATTTTGTTCATCAGTCTTGGCATCTATGCTCTTCCAGTGCTTCCACGCAAAACTGTCAATGAGCTCAGCGCACTCCATATATATGCAGCGCCTCCAGCTTATGAGTTTATTTTTATTTGTATAGCCATTTTCCCAACCAAGCCCGTTTGTCTCGTCATTTAGGCTTTGTTGCATCTTTAACATCTCTAAAACAATAGTTCTTTCATCCATTTTTAAACCTTTTAAATTTTAAATGATTATAACAAAAAACATTTAATGCTTAAGCGACAAGCTTGACCCAAATCATCTTAATGCAAGCTTACAAGATGTAAAATCACCCAAAATTTCAAAGGAGAAAAGATGAGAGAGAAAGATCTAGTAGTTTGCAACGTTTGCGGACTAAAAAGCAGCGATGATAAAAATGCAGTTTTCATCCACGCTCACAAAAACGGCGAAGAGGTTGATATCTGCACAAGCTGTATCCCAAGCGTGATACATGGCTCAGGCATGGTCGTAAAATCAAACGAAGAGATAAAGGCTGAAATTTAAATATCAGCCACCATATGAGAATTCTGCCTTAAAGAATTCTCAAATTCGGAAAAGAGTATATCGGATATTGATAAAATCCATAAAGTTTGCAAAAATATGTTTGAAACAGATTTTGATACTTATTTGGATAGTATTGATGAAATATTATTAATATCAGTTCGTAGAATAGTATATAATTTTACAAATATTGAAGTGCCTAAATTTTATGCAATGCATACCCCACACAAGAATTTCTATGGTCAAATAGATACGAATTTGAAGAAAACCTCAATTAATATAATACTCAATGGGTTATATTTGTTTGATGGTTATATATTGGAAAAATTAAAGGAGATTTAAAAAATGATTATTTTAAGTTTAAAAGAGTTGCTTGATGAAATGTATACCATTGAGATGGTATTAGATTCGCTACGTGATGCCAAAAAGTTGTATAATAATGGATTGGTTGATAATGTATGCGAAAAGAATGTTATGTATCATAATGCATTGGATAATATTGATGAAACTATTGAAATGGTTCATCGACATAACCCAGGGTTTGATGCTATTAGTAGTATATTATATGCTATCGATAATTGGAATTATCCCAATACCAAACTTATAGAAGGGTATTCCAGAAAAAGAAAAGAATTGGGTAATGCTTTAAGTGCATCTGTTCATGGTATATTCGATATGTATAACCGTGATAATGTTTATTTGAGATCTTTTATATTTGCTCTTGAAAAATATACTACAAGTATAGAAGATTTTGATAAGGTTTCTTATGATGATATTAATGATATGACTATGATTAAGAACTTCAATAAGGTTGATGAGCTTGATATGAAAAAGGCTCAGAATGTCAGCAAGATTTTATCTATTACAAATAGACTTTATACATACTATGTGGAGTCGTTGAGAAAGTTACAGTAATACAGTTTGAATTAATAAAGGAGATTTTAGAAATGAATGAAACAACAAAAGCAATACTTGATGATTACAATGCTCAGATAGAAGCAACTGGTGCAGTCATGAAGTACTTTATTGAAAAGAGGAGAAGATTTATGGAAAAGAATAATATTGTTGATGATAAGAAAGAAGGTATGGGTATGGATGAATTTACTAAAGAATTAGCAAACAGTTATGGTTATGAATCATTTGATGATATGAGTGATGATGAGAAATATGCAGCTCTCACAATATGGAGAGATCATATTAAGGCTAATCTAGAGGACATTATATGAATTTAGAAGAATTTAACAAATTATGTGATGATTTTTTAAAAGAATATTATATAGGTGTACCGTTTGAAGAATCTGATGTATCAAGCAAATACAATATTATGATATTATATGATTTAGTATTAGCTGTTAAAGAATTCTCTAACTCAGAAAAAGGTATATCTGACATTGGTAAAATACATAAGGTTTGTAGAGATTTATTTAGGTATCAATTAAATAAGCACGTAGACACAACTGATGGTAAAATGTTGTCAAGGGTATTTAGAATAGTATTTGAATTTAGTACTATTGAAATACCATCTGTATATGCAGTATTAAAACCAAATAATAGTATCTATAGTATGACTAATCCAATGCTGTGGAATGATGAAAATGATTCAAAGAAAAGTACAGCAAATTCCATACTTAGTGTATTGGATATGTTTGAAAGTTATATATTGGCAAAGTATGTTGATATGGGTGGGGATGTAATTATTGGAAAGGAAAGAAAGAAATGATTAAATTATCAGTAATGGAAGAGATTGAAACAAGTATTGATGATATAATAGACTTATACAAGGATTATATCAATTATACTAAGCATAGTATTAAAGATATAGAGCGAAAGCTTTCTAGTAATAATAATGATGAATCTGTATCATTGAATGAGGAATTAAGTGAATACAAAAAGTCATTAGACATGTATTCGAACATGTTAGACTCAACATATAAACTTTATCCAGGACACGATGCAGTTATAGCAATTTGTTTTTGGGTTATTGGAAATGATATAGATGATTTAGATTATGAGTATGCAAAATCGTTACTAAGTAAGCTTATGAACAATAATACTCATGGAATATCCGAATTGTATTTTAGAGATAAAGTATATCTGTCATCATTACTGTATGGGATAGGTGAATATATATTTTCATTGCGAGAATCATATGGTATTGATATAGATGATATGATTAAATATAGTCTTGATGAAACTGTAAAAATTATCAAGAATAATCATGGGGTTGATGATATTGATATGGATAAAGCCGAAATTGTGATGAATATCTATAATAGAATATATAATATTTTAGCATATTTTAATAGATGTGAAGAGTAGTATATTCATAGGAAAGGAGATATGATTTTATGAGACAGATAGAAACTGTATTAGAAGAGTTGGAAAAAACAAATAACGAAGTTGAAAATTATGAGTTAATATATAACTTATTATCTGATGATAAAATTGATGAGGCAAAAAATAACTTAAAGACACTTCTACGAATTACTTGTAAGAGGAAAGACTCCAATACAGTAATGTATAGAATATTAAAAATGGTAAAAGATATATATTTCTCTAATAGAGAATTTGATGATGTTATGCAATATCATAATTCATATATCGAGTTACTAAATATTGCAGAGGGTGGTCTTAAATGGGTATTTGGAGATAATCATGACTTAATAGTAGAATCAAATATAATAATTACCGATATAGTGAAAAATATAATTCCTGATAAATATGAGAAATTACATTTCACCTCATCGGTGTTTGACTATGATACTATCTCTAGTATTCATAAAGATATTGATGATGCATTATTGAGATGGATATCTGAGATAATGAGATGTGTTGAAATATTGGATACATATTTAATCCAGTATGAGTTGTTTGGTAAGCAAAGACCAATAGCAGATGTACTTTTTAGAGAATCATAAATTCTTTAAGTGATGATTTGTTTATAGAAAGGAATAAAAAATGAAGGATATAGTAAAAATAGCAATGGATTATTATGATAAATTAACGAAGCATTTTTCCGAAAAGTATGATATGAATAAGGAAGATTTTTCTAAACACCTTGCGAATATGCAGGGATACAATTCATTTGATGAGATGTCAGATGATGAGAAACACGTAGCGTTTAAAAATTATATGGCTCATTTAAAAATATAATTAGTGAGTGAAACGATATATTGTTGTATGAAAGGAATAAAAAAATGAAAAATGTAGAAATTATTTTAGCCAAACTAGCATCAAAGAATAAGGCATATGATGCCTTAGCAAAAGCATATGATTTATTGAAAGATAACAAGAGTGAGGAAGCTAAAGCTGTTATTAAATCTGCTATCAAACCTGATAAAGATGTATATAATCCAGCCAATATTCTATATAGAATATTAAATATGGTTTATGAACTTTCTGAATCAAACTATAAATTTGATGACATCATTGAATATCATATGGAATATAGAAGTATAGTAGATATTTCTTGCTTTGCAGATGAGTGGGTTTATGGTGATGATGCTCTCGAGATTAAAGAAGTATCAGAAGCAGTTATAGCTCTAGCTGATGACATGTTACCATATAGGTATGCTGAATTATTAACATATACATCAAAATATGACACTAATAATATGAATATTATACACAACTGTATAGATTACTCATTAATAGAACCAGTATCTAAAATGATGATGACTATAGAGCAGATTGATGTATATAATATACATAATTTAATTTTTGAAGGTGTGAGTACCCACGCAATATTCAAAGCATGCGACGAGATAGAAGACTTAGAATAAGGAGTCTTCTTTTTATTACTTTTTATAAGGAGACTTAAAAATGGATAAATTAATGAATATGTATAGCAGAATAACTGCTTCCCAGGAAGTTGAGAATAATCTTATGTTAGAAAAAGATGAGCTCGAGCGTAAGCTTAACGATGTTGATACTGAGTATAAATCGATAGTATCATCAAAATCCCTATGGGATAAAAAATATAATCTCATTATACAAATGATGGTTGATTATATCAACTCAGAAAAGTCATTACGTGATATATCAGATTTTCATAGCAACTTTATAAGTATAGATTCTATTAAATTATTTGATACTATAGATAATATAGATATTGAAGAATTAATAGAATTATATGAAGCAATACAAGACTCTATTTTTAGTATAGTACCAGATACTTTTGTTAATATGATGACTGGAAACCGTACAAAATATGTACTAGCACATATATTATCAATATTAGGTATAAATACCGTTGCTGATGAAGATATTGTAAAAATAAGTCAGTTTTGTACAATAATGAGATCATTGGAATTGATAGATACATATCTTGTAGCTCAATATGCATCAAAAGGTGGTACCCTTGAAATGTATATAGATAATATATTTGATGATTTCGAAAACGATAAATCATGATATTGGAAGACTCCCAATAAGGGGGTCCTCTTTTCTATCCGTATATCAAAAAAAAATGATATCATATTATCTTTATGTACCAAATAATTAAGTAACTTAATAGCTGTCCTATCAGGCTTGACGGGGAGAATTGGAGTTTTTATGTTTAACATGAATGATTTTGAGAAAATGAATAATAGCTTTAAAGAACAAAGTAATGCTCTAGATGAAGAGCAAAAGCTTTTAACAAAGAAATTATTTGCAATGGATGATTTAAGTGTTGCACTCGAATACTTAAATCAGGTGCTAAAATTATTTGATGAGTTTTCTACTTCTGATGAAGACGTGGTCAATTTAATAAAGAAGCTATATAATATCCCATTAGAAATATCATCATTAGTAATGATACCAGTAGATGATATTGAAGAAATGAAAAATAAAATATTGGGTTTTGTGAAGTCCAATATTCCTGGTGGTATTAAAGGCATGCTAAGTGTTCAACGAATGGTAGCCGTAAAAGACTTGAACAGAGAGTTTTCTGATATAGTATCAGAAAACGAAATATTCAAGAAGGTTTCCGACCTTGTATACTATTTGCAAATCATACAAATATGGTTTGTATGCAAATATGTCATCTCTTTTGATACTAATAATAAAGTAGGTGAGAATATAAAAGATTTTGCTAAAGAATTGGCAAATATTCATGGTTATGAATCATTTGATGATATGACCGATGATGATAAGTATATGGCTCTCACTCTATGGAGAGATCATATTAAAACAAGTACTAGTAACATAGATGAATAATTTAGAGGACTCCAGATAGGGAGTCTTCTTTTTTTATCCGCATATCAAAAAAATTCTAATATATCATTTAATTGTAACAATAAAAAAATAGTAAAATGGAGGTAATGTTATGAAGATTAGTAGAGATATGATCGGTGATTTGTATGCATCACGTATTGGTGGTGGTGTATGCCGTCACCGCCAAATCAGAAGGGATGGATCTATCGTACTTTCGCTGGTAGAATATGACGATAATAACGTTATATGCAAATATTGTGGGAAAATATTATCGAAAGCATCGGCTTTCGAATATGATTACTACTTAAAGAACCTCACATAAGGGGTTCTCTTTTTTTCCTCTAAAAACACCATAATAACTAAGCATATAAGAAAGGTAATGAATATGAAAAATAATTCCTATTTTTCTACCTTTGTAGAAATGCTTCTAGATGATTATGATGACTTCGATTATTTTCTAGAAGCAGAAAATAATAATTATATAATGAAAACTAACTTATATCCTAAAATAGAGAAAGTACTCTCTACTACTGTAGGGGATAAGAAGTTTAAACAGATTTGTGGTAATTATATGGACAGGAACGCAACAAAATTGCATACTTCAGGACCGATTCATATGATACCATTTGGTGATATTGATAAAGGTATGTATTTTAATCTCTTTGAGATTACTCCTAAATATGTAACTGATTTAGTAGTAGATGTTACTAAACAGATATCTACTCAGACAGATTTTAAGTTATTAAGAGGTAACCCTATATTCTGGGTATTCTATTGCTGTATAAGATATTACTATTTAAAAAAAGATGATAAAGGATTAAATACTGCATTAGCAATTTATGCATTATCTGTATATCCATCTTTATTTTCTTTATTCTTTAAGTATGGTGCTAATGAAGGAGTTATGCAGTATACAATGGATAATCTATCAGAGAAGTATATAATGAAACAAGGTGGTCATGTATTTGGTGGATTATTCTTATCTATAAATAACTCTTTTAAATTCTTAAAGCAATTTATGAAAGATGCTTCTGATTTAGAGTTTATTAGATTTATACAAAGAATAAGAAATGACCAAAAATCAATGTTAAAGAATATCTGTGGCGAGTATATGAAAAATTATGCTGCAGGTAATAGAGTTACTTTAACTAAAGATTCATATGATGAAGTAGTAATAGATGATACTATAGAGAATAATACAAGTTCTGTACAAGTGGTTACTAATACAATAGTAAATGGATTATTAACTAATGGATTAGATTTAAAGAGAATAAATCAATGTAAGAGTTTAGCACAAATATCATTTGCTGATTGTAGATTCTATATGAGTAGAATAATTACAGATAAATATACTAAAGATATAGAAGCATTTATACAATCAATATTATTCTTATATCTATATACAGAGCATAAAGATAAGAAAGATATAAATAGTAGTAATTTCTTAGTATGGAGTTCTGAGTTATTTAGAAAGACTAATAGTAATAATGATAATATTAGAACTATTAAAACTACTCTTGATAAATGGGGTGAAGAAACAGGAGTTCATGCTAAATTTAAAAGAGAAGCAAGCAGAATAAATTATAAGAAAGCAATATTCTGGTACTTCATATTGAGTATCCAGTACTATAATAAATAAAAAAAAATGATAGAGGAGATTATAAAAACTCCTCTATCATTTAATATTTTTGAGTATATATTATCTTTATGGAAAAAAAATGTATGGGTTGTATTAGTAGTAGTAAGTTTAACAATTATTTTTTAGTAAAGGAGAAAAAAATGAAGAAATTTGAAGAAACGAGAAGAAATTCAATAGATGGAAAATGGTACAATATAAAACGTACTGATTTTGTGTATGACGGTAAACAGGGTTCCTATTATAAGATATGGGATGATAAAGTAAATTCTCATTGCATAATCTATGATGGTCACGATTGTATATGGAGTATTAACCATGGTCCTCTTGATAGATTTGGAAGAATGTTTGATGTGCCGAAGTATCAAGAGTTTATAGATTATGTGGGAATATTATTTAATATTGAAGTACCGACTATAACCTATGATACCGATGGTTTAGTTATATATAACATAACACCACCAAGCGAACCAGATAAACATGGTATTGTAAAAATTGTGTATCAGTTTATATTTAATGGTATTCATGGTAAGTACACTCAGTATAAGACTGACTACAAAATAGAGAATATTATCGAATATGATGGAATAAGGTCGGTCGTTATAGAATGGCTTATTGATTATGGTCTTGAGTTCAAAGATGATTGTTTCCCACTCCCTAAATATTCTGATTTCGTTAGTCAATTTAAGGATACCTTTGTTCTAAGTTTACCTACCGTAAATAAACCTGATAATACTAAGAGTGGAGAGATTAATATCTTAAATGAAAAAGAAGAAAAAGATGGTGGGAATATTGTTGTGACTTTTGAGTTTGAATATAATGGTATCAAGGGTATATGTGAAAGAACATTTAATCCAACTAGAAATTCTACTAGAATGATGTATGATGGTCAAAGTAAAGAATGGGGATTTTACAATAATGAGTGGGATGCTCAGTCATCTGGCTTCACAAACCCAAAGTATAAAGAGTTTATAAAAGCCGCTGAGAAAGCTTTTAGTATTAGTTTCCCGTATATTAGATATTAGAAAGGGGTTTATATTATGGACAATATTATTATTTTAGAGGTAGGTGAGACATGTGATGGTGAAGATATTGTTAAAACTTATGAATTTGAGTATGATGGTATCACAGGTAAATGTGAAAGACGATTTAATGTCAACACAAACACTACAAGATTAATATATGATGGTTATGATGAAGAGTGGGGTATTTATAATGGTAAATGGGATTATAAATTTAATGCTTTTATCACCGATCCAAAATATAATAAGTTTAGAAAAGCTGCTGAAGAAGCTTTTTCTACAGTCTTACCAGACTAAGTAAATAGAAAGAAGTTGATGATTAATTTCATCAACTTCTTTTTTTTTAATATTTTCTCTGAGCATAACTCTGAGTAAGATTATCAATTTTATACATATCAAAACTCTCAAGCTTCAATGCTTTAACAAGAGCATATCCTGTATATTCTTTTACAGACTCAATAAATGCTAACTCTTGAGGAGTAGCTGATTCATTTAAAGTCATAGGATAATCTTTAAGTGCATTGTAAGTACTATAGTCACAATTATCTCCACTTTCCATCTTAGCCTGAATCTTGTTCATATTGCTTATCATAATACCATTAAACAAAGATGGTTTATAATAACCTTGTCCAAGACCTTTCAGTCTCATAGCTTCTTCAACTTTCTGTGGAGTATTCATCTTAACATCATTAGCAAGTTCATCTTCTACAGCTTGAAGTTTTTCTTTTTCTTCTTTAGCTCTCTGTATTTCAGATACTGCTGTCTGTTTAACATTATCTTTCACAATACTAGCTACTTCATCTGTATTAAGTTCTCTACCAACAACATTAACTTTCTTCTGTTCATCTTTATCATTATTGAATACTAAATCTTCATCAGTTACTTCTTCTAACTTAAGAGATAACTTATTGTATTTTTCATCAACAAGATGATTTACAGCTTCTAATACTTTTTTAGCAAATCCTGAATTCTTTTTTATAGCTTCTTTGATATAGTATTCAACACCCTGAGGACATCTTTCATTTAAGAAGTCTCTAAAGCATTTATCTATATCATCTTTGTAAGCTACTTTATATTCATCATTAAGAGGAATAGCATCTCTATAAGTATCAGAAAGAACTTTTGTTAAATATTCTTTCTTAGCTTCATCACGAGATTTATCTATCATTCTTAATTTATAAGTATCAGAATTTTTAAAATCTGATTCTGCTTTTTTATTTCTTTCTTCGTTCTCTATATTATCTATAAAGTCCAGAAGTCTTATTTCTCGATTGTCAGGCATTTTTCTTTAATCCTTTCAACTTATTAATGTTATTTTGTTGTTTTTAGCCTATATTATTCTGAAGTATACTCATTTATAGTAATATCTTCAGTATCACACAATAATAGTTCTGGTATATACCATCTTCTATCTTGAACCGATAAATCAGCTATATCTGTAGTATTATTTCTAACTGACTGCATTGTAGTAGGATAATTATTGATATGATTAAACCTTATATGGTCTACATATCCAAAGTTTTGCTCTATCTTTCTCATTAAGTTAGATATGAAAAGATTATTCATTCCCTTTTCATTTATCTTTTCTATTTCTGATTTGATAAAGTTCTTAATATCCTTTACAGCTACAGTAGTATCTGTACCTTGTACAAACCACATATCAAATGATAGTCTAAGATTTACAGTATCTAGTTGTTCAGCATCTTCTCCAACCAAGAAGTTCTTACTTCTACCATAAGTATTATAGAATTTTAAATCAATACCAGTTTCATTTCTTAATCTAGTATCAATTATATTCTGTATAAAGTTATAATGTGATAAGAAAGAGTTAAAGAAGTAAACTGCTTTACTCTCATCTAATATAGTAGATGCTCTTAAGAAAGATATAGTCTTCATCTGAACATCCATTAAATCATGAGTAAATTTAACACCACCATGATCATCAGATACTGCTTCAGTATAATCTTCGTAATCAAGATAAGTTCTTACACTCTCCATTGATTTCATAAATACAATAGGTTCTGATACAGTTGCATATGTATTAGTCCATATATACTTATCGAAATTACCATGACTACTAAATGGATTATTTGTCATTTGAGAAGTATTTAATTCCAAACCACCTAATACTTCAGAATAGTTTCTGTTATATAGAGTATATATCTTAACTATTGTATTATCTATTGGTATCATGATGTCATCATAATCTGTCATATTAACAAGATTCTCAAACTTAACTATTGTACCATCATTAATCATAGTAGTAACATCATTAACTGGTATATTATCAGCTAATAATGTATTATTAGCATCATACTTATAATAGATATTATTATCTACTTCATGTACTTTATAATATTCTCCAGTAGTAGGATTTCTATATATTTTACCAGATAATAATCTCAATTGACCATTTGATGTTATATGATCATCTGTATATATTTCTGAAGTATATACAAAACTATCACTTTCTCTATCATATGCTGTAGGAATCATTTCTGTATAGAAAATAATATTATTTTCTTTAACTACTGTAAGAATAACTCTTAAATCATTCTCCTTAGTCTTATATCTATAATTTAAATGATAAATAGGATTTCCATCTGCATCTTCTCCATCAGTTTTAATTAATGGATAATGCTTTTTATCTACAGTCATTGTAGCAGATACTTTACAACTGATTTCATATTTCTTTTCTTTAATAAATCTTCTCTTTACTAATAAGCTATAGATAACAAACTGTAAATACATCTCATTATTTACATCAGTAAAATCCAAACTAGATACGTTATTCACATAAGTGAGATAAGTAGAAACTAAATTAGGACTCTTAGTAAATTTAATTAAGAATGGATTTATTAATAAGAATTTCTTTTGAGAAGGATTATCATATGTCTTGTAATCATCTTCTGTTAATTCCCATACAAGTTTTGTATCTTTATATTTCTTTCTACTCTTCCATTGAGCAAATGAACAAGGTCTATTAAGATACTCTGGAACTACAGATGGGTCTAAAGTTCCTGGAATTATATAAGGAGTATTTCCTGCTGTTACATCAGCATCATACTGTGCTTTATATGCATTATACTTAGTTCTATCTCTAAAGAATTCAGCATTACCAGATGTGTCTGTAGATGTAAATACAGTACCAGGTTCTATTATAAATACATTCTTCTCTGGATTAGTCATATCATATAAATTGATATTGAGATTAAGAGTATTTGTCTTATAAATGTAAGTATCATTTCTTACAATCATAAAAGCTGAATAAACTCTCTCATATACATCATCTCTTTTTTTAATAAATAAGATATCCGAGTTACCATACCTGTACTTATAATTATTAAAGAATTGCTGTAAATCACTCTCTGTAGTCAAGGCTAAAGCAGTCCTATAACCCTCTACTGAAAGTGCTTTTAATACTTCTACACCTTGTTGGTCTTTTCCACCTTTAGATGCACCTAATGGCATTGCTGCTGTTAAGTATGAATTTGCATAGTTATATTTTTCATTATGGGGTACTAATGAAATATTCTTTCCTTTATAAACATCAAAGTTACCATCAGCACCTTTTGTCATATAAAGTATAATTCTTAAATCTGAGTTAAACTCAGGCATGAAGTAAGTATCTTTAGAGTTAAATGACAATCTCAATACACCTTCCTGTATTATCTGATAATAACAGAATGGTTCTTTTAAAGGTTGTGAATACACAATTAAACTCTTCATCTGTACTTCTTCATTTGTTATAGGTGAAGTATAGAATACTTCAAATCCAGCTAATTTACCTTCAAAAGATAAATCTACTACTGGATAATTTATTTCACTATTAGTGATAATTTGTTCTGTTCTTTCATCTCTTATACATTGATGAGTTTCTACCTCTAAGGCAATAAATCCATCACTTGATCTTCTTACTTTAACATAAGGGTCTGTTATATGAGATAAACTATTTTTAAATTCTTCTTTATAATATCTTGCAGAGAATAAGTAATCATATCCATCAGTAGTTACTCTTTTTACAACACTAATGATTATGTCGTAATCTAATACATAAGGAATCTTTTCTACATAGATAGTAGTATTCTTATCTATATAGAAATAAGATGTATTTCTATTTCCAGGATTTGTACTAGCTTTCATATTTTTTATGATAGCTTTTTCTTCTAATACAAGAATAAACTTACAAGAAGCTGCTTTAGATAAAACATCATCTAATTGGAATATAGCAGCGTGTGAATAAATTGATTCTTCTATCTCTGCTCTATTAGGGAAACTCTCCCTAAATAATACCGAAGCTGTATTGAAAGTATCTTCTGATATATTGGTAACTAATTCTGTAGTATATCCAAACATACCTACATTTCTTAAGTTTAAATCTATATCTTCAAAATATTTATCAGCTAATTCTTCAGTAACAAATTCTTTGACAGCATAGCTATCAATATAATCTCTATCTATTTTATTTTTATTAGTAGCCATATCTATCTTCTTCTCCTACCTCTATTTGAACTCTTAGCTCTTCCTTTGTTTAATGCTTTAGGTACAACAACTCTATGATTCTTTGGTGGTAAATTAAATCCACGATTTAATCTTTCACTTAATCTATTCATTCTGTCATTAAAGTTAGATTGGAATCTATTTAATGGTGTTTCTGCATCAGTATCAGTTCTAAATCTAAGTTTAAACTCTACTGGTATTTTTCCATCATCGTGTCTTATTGTCTCTATATAAGGAGCACCAACAATACCATTACTTGCTGTTAATAACTTATCATCATATATAGGAGCATATGTTGGACTATTACTTCCAACACGAGAATTATAATTAAACTCCAATAATGTATATGGGTGATAATCTCTCTTGAAAGAGAAAGCAAATTGTACATCCATTGATGGGTCTTTTATTACATTACCAGCAGACCAAGTTAATTGGCTTGATGGTATATCAGTTGGAAATACACCATAATACTTAGACCAGAATATAATAGTTTCTCCATCTTCTGCAGTTACGATGTAATAACATGCTGATGAGTAATCAAGTATTCTATTCTTTATTGTATCAGATAATGGTGCTATATTTCCTCTATAACAACCACTGATATAAGATACCCAAGCTTTAAGTGTTTGATATACATGTAAGTTTCTATCATCACCAAACTGGATACTAAAGTTACCAGCAGAACGAGATTCATTTAAACTCTTACCATATGTTACTTTAAATCCTGTATATGATTGACCATATGTATTAGTAGCAAGAGTTTCATCAGATAAAGAAAATGAATTAGCAAAGTTTGACAATAATAACATAAAATCATGGTTTTGTCCATTATTGGCAACAAGGTTTCTTAAAACCCATGGTGATGCTTCTGCTATATGTCTAAACTCTTCTTCTCCTTTTAATTCTTCTAATAAATGATATTGCTCATCTAATATATTACACGATGGTCGTACAAAGAATACATGACCAAATCCTCTCTGCAATGGTACATTAGGATTAGGTAATTTATATCTATTATAAAACTTGGAACTTGTTTCAAGGATATTATGGTGTGTTTGATTATCACTTGGTAAGAAAACTGACTTGTTCATTTGACTAACTAATTGGTCTAATGGTACAGTAGCAGGTTCTCCACCAGGTATCTGTATAAATTTATTTGGGGACCAATATGTCCCTATAGAGTTAGATTGGACATCAAAAGATAAGCTTTTAGTATCTGCTTTACCAGCAGCCATTCCTTTAACAGAATTATTACTACTATCAATATAATCAATCCTACTTGAAGATGCCATACTACCTCCTTTCTTCGACTAAATCCTAGGTTATACCAGTGTTTTTTATGATTTTTCCTATAACTGTAAATATAATAATTATGAATAGAATAGGAATATTTTATGAAATATAAAGGATATGTAATCTCTGATATTCATGTAGGAGCATTTGATTTAGAAGCTTTATATAATGAATATACAGAGTTATTTATTAATAGAATAAAAAAAGATAAAGATGTAAATTTTATTATAGTATGTGGCGATTTCTTTGACCACAAATTTTATTTAAACGATAATTCAGCTAAAATGGGTTATCGTATGTTAAAAGATTTAATTACAGTATGTAAAGAAAAAAATATACCATTGAGATTTGTATATGGAACAGAATCTCATGAATGTAACCAGTATGATATAATGTCAGTAATGAAAATATATGATAATGTAAAAGTAATTAAGTTTGCTTCAGAAGAAGAATTATTACCTGATTTGAATATTTTGTATCTTCCTGAAGAGCATCTTAATAATATTGATGATTATTATAAAGAATTATTATCTAATAGAGATAAATATGATTATGTATTTGGTCACGGAGTTATTAGAGAAGTAATGTCTGATTTATCAGTTCATATAGATAATAAATCTGATGATAAAAGAAAAAGAACTAAAGTATTTACTACAGCAGAATTAGATAAAGTATGTAAAGGAGAAGTATACTTTGGTCATTATCATATTAATATAGAAACCGATGATAAGTTTTTCTCTATAGGAAGTTTTAGTAGGTGGAAATATGGAGAAGAAGGAAGAAAAGGTTTTTATGAACTTAATGTAGATACTGAAAAAGAAAAGTATTCTCATAAGCATATAGAGAATACAATAGCTAAAGATTATAAGACAATAAGAATTGGTTATAATAATGAAGTATTTACTGATGAAAATAAATTAAAAGAATCTATTGATGGTTTTAACAATATGATTAAAAGGGAAGCTTATGATAATATAAGAGTGGTGTTTAATATTCCGTCAAATATTGAACAGCCTGAATCGACAATCAATTATATCAAGGAAAGTCTGAAGACTAATAAAAATATTAAAGTTGAAATAGTAAATGGATATATAGATGAGAAAAGAAAAATCCAAAAGGAAAAAGTCAATGAGACTAATCAATTATATTCATTTATATTTGACAAGAATCTTCCACTGGAAGATAAGACAAGTAGATTTATTAGTATTACCTATAATAAGGAAATAAATAGCAATGATATAAAAGATTACCTTTATAAGCCCCTGAATGAAATATTAGGAAAATAAAAAAAATTAATCTTGGGGAGGTATTTAAATTTGAAAAAACCAACAA